AAATTAGTAGAAAAATTATCAACTATAAAAACTGAAGATGAGCCAAAAAAAGAAAGTAAGAGGAGCAGTAAAAACAAATCTTCAGACTCAAAAGAGTAATACTTTTGAATTTGGGGTTTTTAATTTAGCAATACCTGAGAATATAGAAGAACCTCAAGACATCTCTAAGATTAGAACTAAGTTTATACCATTCGGTACTAACAACTTATTTCCTCAGTATTTAGCAGAGTTAGGGAGAAAGAGTAGTACACATAGAAGTGTATTAGCTCAAAAGACTATATTTACAAGTGGTGCTAAATTTGTTAGTAATAACGAAGATATTTCAAACTACATAAAAGATGTTAATGCTGATGGAGAGTCATTAAGAATGATTTTCAAGAAATTAGCATCAGACTATTATACATTTGGGAATTGCTACTTAGAGGGTGTTTTATATGATGGTGGAATGAATCTATATCATATAGATGCAACCACTGTTAGAATGTCTAAAAATAAGAAAGAAGCGTATGTACACCCTGATTGGGCTAAGTACAATACAACGAAAGATGATTTGAATATAATTCCTATCTACCCTGAAGTTAGGGATAATAGATTTATACTTCAATTTAAAGATTACGAGCCTACATTCTCATTTTACGGATTACCAGACTATGTTGCAGCATTAGAGCATATTGCTGTAGATTATGAGATTGGTAAATGGAATCACACAAAATTTAAAAATGGCTTCCAACCTTCTGCTATAGTTGAGATTAGTGGAGATATGGGTGAGGAAGAAGCAAAGAAATTAGTAAACGAAGCACAAAAGAAATTTGTAGGAGCAGGAAATAATGGTAAAATATTATTTTTAGTTAAAAATGGAGATACTTCTCCTGCTAATGTTTCTATTATAAAAGATGACCAAGAGGGAAGTTGGATAGATTTACAGAGAATAACTGACCAAAACATTGTAACTGCTCACAGATGGCAACCATCATTAAGTGGATTAGTTTCAAGTGGTAAGATGAATAATACAGGTAGTGAGATTAGAATTGCTTATGATTTAGCAATGACTACTGTAATTAAAGATACTTCTGATTTACTATTAGATGGAATTAAGACTGTAATGTACAGGGAGTTAGGTTTTTTGCCTGAAGATTTAATGATTCACTATGAGCCACCAATTAGCTTTGCTACTCAAATTGACCCATCTAAAGTTCTTACAATTAATGAGCAAAGAAGATTGCTAGATGAGGATTTACCAATGCTTGAGGAGGGTGATATGTTCTTAACTGATAGAGAACAGATTATTGTAACTAGAGATGATGATGCTGATGGAGTTGGAGATGATAATGCTGGGGACTTGACAGTAACTGAGAAAACTAATACACAAGACTAACTACTATGGCAAACACAAATCAATATAAGACACTAGCAACAGCAGCAGAAGTTATAAGTAATAGTTTTACTAATGCTAATACTGACCCTGCTTTAATATCTACTAACACAATATTGCTTTCTGAATTAGCACATTTAAAGACTGCTATTGGAAAGAAGTTTTATCAAGAATTAAAGACTCAGAATAATGTAGGTGATTATCCAGCAGTAGGGGGACTTACTCAAGCTAATCAAACTTTGATGGATGATTTCTTAATTAGAACTCTATGTTGGTTTGCTAGATTTGAAGTTATTAATGAAGTTCAAAGTAATAGTAGTAGTATGGGTATTGTTCATAATCTTGATGAGTTTTCTACTGTTATTGACCCTTCTGAATTAAACGCTTATAAGCAAGACACATATAGAAAGGCTGAGATATATTTACAGGATATGTTAAGTTTTCTAAATGATAGTGATAATAGTGCCGATTATCCTACATACACTGCTAATGCTCCTTGTAATGTAAGTACATATAAAAATCATGGAATTATAATGTATGATAGTATATATTCAAGACCTAGAAGAAATTATAATAGTTGGAAGGACTTTTGTCCAGAATGTTAAAACAAATTAATTAATGGCTGCAAACGAACATAAGAATTTAACTGACATAAATAGGCACAATCCATTAGGATTTGAAAGTGCTACTAATGATACTGTTTTAAGTAAAAGTTTAGGTACTTCTCCTACTGGAACTGATGGCAATATAGTTTGGCAGAATAAGTCTTTGATTGGGGTAACTAACTATAAGATGCAAGGGTACGTTACTTCAAGTCTTACTAACTATTCTTATGGTGAAGATGTAGCTGATAATAAATCACCATTTATAATGGATGTTGATTTTGGAAATAGTGTTATTTCATCTGGAACTATTTCTGTAATAGAATTTTTTAGAATTGGTCAAGGTTGTATTATACCTGAAACTGCTTCAGTTTCATCTATTAGTGGGTGGATTTCAAGTAGTGCAGGAACTGATGTTACTGTTGCTTTGTGTAAGATAACTCCAGTAGAGGACAACAGTAGTGCTATTACACCTGTAGCTATTGATGAAATAACTTTAACTGGGCTTTCCAGTAACTCTAAACTTGTAAGATTAAATGAAACTGCTATAACTACATCAGCATTAGCAGAAGGAGATATTATTTTTCTTATGGTGAAGGATGCTACAGCAGGCTCTACAATTTATATTAATTTGACTATTCAAACAACTACATTTTAATGACCACTAAAGAGGAATTAATTTCAATGAATAAAGACATAGGCTCAATGAAAGGTAAGATTGATAGTATAGATTCTAAATTAGATATGCTAACAGAGAAGCTGTTAAATCCAGACAACGGAGTTACTGCTAGAGTAAACAGAAACACATCTATGAGGAAAGTTTTAGTCAAAGCAATGTGGGTTATATACACAGTAACTATAGGAGCTATAATAACAATATTTACAAAATAATAATAACAATTAAAAAATAAAAAAATGAGTACATTTGATACAGATAATACACTACTAATGATGCAGTGTGGTAAAGGTGGAGGGACAGAGGTTTTTACTACTGTGGCACAAACAGGTAAAAATTGGTTTTGCGTACACTTTCCTGTAGATTCAGTAATAGCTTCTATAGCTGCTGATGGGGTTACAGGCGAAACTGCTCTTCAAACGACACTACCTGCTGGAAGCACCTTGTTTCTTAATATTACATCCATTACACTTACTAGTGGAGTAGGAATTGGTTACAGAGATTTATAAATAGAATATGTTAAGTTTAAAACAAGGATTAAGTTTAAGTAGGAAAAAGGCTTTAGGTGGATGGACTCCAACTGATGAATCGTCTTTGGAAGCTTGGTATCAAAATGCAGTAGGTATAACTCTTAATGGTTCAGATGCCCAAACTTGGGCAGATAGTTCCACTAATAGTTATGATATGATACAAAATACAGCTACGGAACAACCTGCTTATTCTGGAGGAGTTTTAACATTTGTAAGTGCTGATAATAATAATTTACAAACAGTAAATGACCCTGCAAAACAGATTAGTTTAACAGGAGATTTTACTATTGGAGCAAAACTTCAACTTACAACAGTTGGGGGTGTGTTATTAGGAGACAATACTACAAGTGGAGAATTTATAAGGTTTACAGGCGAAACGAATCTTAGGGTAAGAATAGCTAATACTTCTGCTGTTAATATTATTAAAGATAGTGGCACTTTTTTAGAAGATGCTTATATGGTTTTAACTAGGTCAAGTGATGTCTTAACTTTATATTGGAAGGGAGTAGCTCAAGCTGATACAGAAAACAAATCAGGAACTTCATTAATAGATGCAATCGGAGTTCAGAGAACTGACTTAAACGGATTTGATGGTACAATCAAAGAAATACAAATATATAGTAGTTCAAGTGCAGACTTAACAGACAATATTAATAAAAGATTAGAAACTTTATAAAAAATAAATAAATTATGGCAACAACAATAGTACCATCAGATTTAATAGTAACGATAACTGAATCCTACTCTCTTAATGGAGTGGATTATGGTAATACAATGAATAAAACTTATACCAGTAATGGTCAAGTATCTCAAAGAGTTATGAGTATTGCTGGCAAGGCAGCAGAAGGAACTACTTGGACTAATATATTAGCATTAACAACAGTTGATGGTCAGGGTCAGGTAGTTAAGACTGATTATAAGTATTTTAGAATAACAAACCTAGATACAGTAAACACATTAAATCTTAGGGTTTATAATGGAGCTGATTATGTAGTAGTTGAAGTATCTCCTGCTAGCAGTCTACTCCTTATGGATGCTGGTATAGATGCGACTACAGCATCATCTGCAGTAACATTTGCAGATATTCAGGCTATAGCAGGACAATCAAGTTCTACTACTGAAGCTATTGATGTTGAGTTTGTAATGGTAACTGCTTAATATGCCTTGCTACGAATGTGAAGAAGGTAAGTGGAGGTTTGGTGAAACTGGCGACTGTCAGTATGAATCTAAATCTGACTGTGAAACTGCTAATAAAGATTATTATGCAGAAGAAACTTATAATGATTACCCCGAAGCAGCAACTAATAATGCAAAGAGAGCTATAAAGTATAAGGAAGATAATGGTAGTGATTGTGGGACTATTGTAGGGTGGACAAGAGCAGGTCAATTAGCTAGAAGAGAAAAACTATCAAGAGATACTATTGCTCGTATGGCTTCTTTTAAAAGGCATCAGCAACATAAAGATGTTCCCTATGATGAAGGATGTGGAGGTATTATGTGGGATGCTTGGGGAGGTACATCAGGTGTAGAGTGGGCGATAAGAAAATTAGAGCAAATAGATAAAAAAAATATGGCTAAAAAAAAGAAGTATTATTCAGATGAAAATCATGACCACCATTTTCATTTTACTAAAGAAATGATGGAAGTCTTACATAGTGAAGGGGAGTTAGAGGTTAAAGTTGAAGAGGATAATAAAGAGATGTTAATATTATTTACTTATGATGTGCAAGAATCAGAAGAATACAGTCCAGATGATGAAGATGTTAAAGATGCTTTTCAAGATTATTTTGATGAAGTTATTAAAAATATTAAACATTCAAAGTAAAATGAAATTAAAGTACTTTAACAAAAGTGAATTTACTTGCAAGTGTGGATGTGGTGAAACTGTTATAAGTAGACATTTAATGGAAATGCTAGATGAGGCTAGAGATTTCGCAAAGATACCATTTGTAATAAATAGTGGATATAGATGTGAGAATCATCCTGAGTCTATTAAGAATCCAAAATCATCACACATTAAAGGATTGGCAGTAGATATTAAATGTACAGACAGTAAGAAAAGAGCAATCATTATAGATGCTTTAGGATATGTAGGATTTAAAAGATTTGGAATAGCAGATACTTTTATACATACAGATGTAGATAACAAAAAATCAAATCCTGTGATTTGGTTATATTAATTAATTAACTTAAATATATATTATGAATTTTATTACAGAAAATTGGCTGGAATTATTGATTGGAATAATGGCTTTTATCAAAATCATTACTAACTTAACTCCAACAGAGAAAGATAACAAAATGTTTGGATGGTTAGATACTATTATTGATGCTTTAGTTCCTAAGTACAAGAAGAAAAAATAATGATACCTAAATGGATAGGGTCTATGCTAGTTAAGGGTGGTGTAAAACCAATAACAGATTTATTGAAAGCAGTAAAAGAGTTGTTTACAGACACAAAAGGTAAGTGGAGTAGCAAGAGAACTATTAGTGGTGTGATAGTTTTAGCTGCTAGTCTATATATTGAGAAGAATGGTATTGATACTAATGCTTTAATATTGACAGGATTAGGAATTTTACCATTATGTTTCTCAGTATTTGAAAAAAATAATGTTAATAATAACTGTAGTTGTAAAAAATAAGTATCTTTGCTTTAAGATTTAGATAGGGTTGTGCCTATCTTTGTTTCATTGTTTATAGTTTTCAAGAGTGGGATGTTCAAAAACATCTCACTTTTGTATTATATAACCTTTTTTTTTCGTAATATTGTAACCTAACTAATACTTTAAGCAATGAAAGAATATGGTAAAAGATTAAGGTTGTCAGAAGAAGAAGTTGAAATGGTTTATGAGAATAGAGCAGAATCAACTACTAATACTAATGGCAATACAGCACTAGACATTAACTTAGCAGAGAGAGGAATTGAAAAAAAAGATGTAGTATCTGTAAAACATTGGCAGTCTGCTAGTGGAGAGTTTAGATTTAGTATTGTAACTAAAGAAGATATAACTGCTAATGAAACTGATATACTTAAAACAGTTAGTAGTTTTATAGAAAATCACTCACCTCACTACCCATCAATCAAAAGAAAGATTAAACTTAACAATCATCTGTTAGTAATTAATCCTGCAGACATCCATATTGGTAAATATGCTAATCATCTTGAAACTGGTGATGGTTATAATGTAGAGATTGCGTGTGAGAGGGTGTTAGAGGGGCTACAAGGGCTTATTGATAAATCTAAAGGCTTTGAGGTGGATAGGGTGTTATTTTGCATAGGGAACGATATTTTGCATATAGATAATGTTTACAATACAACTACAGCAGGTACTAATCAAGATGTGGATGGTAAGTGGTGGGAGCATTTTGAAATTGCTCTAGCGTTATACGTTAAGTGTGTTGAGATACTTAGAGAGATTGCACCTGTAGATGTAGTACATTCAATGTCTAATCACGATTATCAAAGTGGATTTCATTTAGCACACGCATTAAAGAGTTGGTTTAGATTAGATGGTGAAGTTACATTTGATATATCAGTTGCTCACAGAAAGTATTATCAGTATGGTAAGAACTTAATAGGGCTAGAGCATGGAGATGGTGCTAAGATGGCTAACTTGCCACTAACAATGGCTCAAGAACAACCTAACTTATGGTCAGAAACAACTCATAGGTATTGGTATCTACATCATTTACATCACAAAGTTAAACATAAGTGGTTAGATGCTAAAGATTTCATTGGTGTAACTGTTGAGTATATGAGAAGTCCATCAGGAACTGATAGTTGGCACTCAAGAAAGGGATATGTTGGAGTTCCAAGAGCAGTTGAAGGTTTCTTGCACGAAAAAAATAGTGGTCAAGTTGCTCGTTTAGTACATTACTTCTAAAATAACACACAATTTACATACATTTTATCTCTAGTAGGTAAACATTTTTCTAAAAATTGTTAAAAAAGTTTGGTAGGTAATTCCAATTTTATACCTTTGCCTCAATTAATAACTAAAACAATAAACAAAATGGGAAAGATGAAAGAACAGTTTATGGAAATGCGAATGAACGAGCAAGACCAAACAATCAACACTATGCACGAAATTTCAAAAGGATATAATAAGAATACTAATCAATTAAATAATAAAATGGCAAAAAAAACAATGCAGGAAAAACTAACAAAACAACCAGAGATAGTTGTTGAAACAAGAACAGAGGCTTTAAGAAGGCTTTATAAAGACAATGGCTTAACTGCTGAAGATGTGTTTAAAGACCCTAGAGGCTTTGTAATAATCACTAGAACAGGTATTGATAAGATTTCTGCTAAGAATGGAATTACTATTGGATATGAAGTAGTGGCTATGGATGTAGATAAGGGAACTTGTGTAATGAAAGCAGCAGGTACTATGAAGGTTGGTGATGATGTTAGAAATGTTATGAGTTTTGGCGAGGCATCTCCTGCCAACTTAAATGGTGGTGGTAAGAAATTCCCAGTTTCTATGGCAGAGAAAAGAGCAATGAGTAGAGTAGTGTTGAAACTGACAGGATTCTATGAGCAAGGAGTATTTGGGCAGGATGAAATAGTAGATGAGTCTAAGTAATAGTGATATAGATGAACTTTTTGATGGAAAGCCTAGTGAGCTAACAAACTCACAATGGCTGACCATTGAAGGGAACATTGACTTCACATCACTTACAACAACAATGAAAGCTGATATTCTGAACAGACTAAATGATTTATCAGAAATAGAAGCAGAAGAAATAATAACTAAACTATACAACAATAGATATGAAAAAGACCCACAAAAACAATGGCTCAAAATGCACAAAGACGGAGTATTTAGAAATAGAGATTTTTAAGCACTTCCTAAAGGTTTACACATACATTGTATGGAATAAAAAAAGTATGTTAGGCTTTATAGTTGAAGATGATATTATGAAACTGCTGGATGAGAAGCAGATGATAGACTTCTATCACTTTGATAAAACAAACTTTAAGGTACTATCTAGTAAGGTTGATAAATACCTACATAGTAATGACTAAGAAATATTCACTACTAAAAATAAGACAATCTAGGAATGAGTTTGAAGCACTACTAAGAATTTATGGTATATCTAATTCAACTCTATGTAAGGTAATAGGAGTTAATTATGCTACCAGTAGAGATTTTATAAAGATACCATCCAACCTTAGATTTATACACGCACACAGATTAGCAGACTTTATAGGATTAACAGTTCAAGATGTAGTTGATACAATAGTGTACGACTTAAATAAAAAATAAACACAATGAAAAGAAGAAGATTAAAATTTAGCGATTACTACAACAATATAATTATGTCTGAATTAGCAGATATATATGAAGTAGATAAAGAGAGAATGTTTTTAGGTAGTAGAAAGAAGAACATTATATTCGCTAAGAGAATGTACATATACATTTTAAGAGAGATGTTTGGATTAACTCTAATGGAGATAGCAAGTGTAACTAACTTGCACCACTCATCAATAATTCACCACACAAGAAAGTTTAAATTCTTCTACAATAATTATACTGAAGAATCTGAATTGTTTAAAAGAGTAGAGTGTAAAATAATTGAGGTAGAGCTAGATGAGGAGATATTAGGACTAGAAGCTAGGCAGCAGAAAATAAAGGATTCATTAACTAAATTATATAAAATTAAAAAACAAAAAAATGACAGACAAGAAAGAGAAGGTTTACTTACCAAGTAGTATTAAAAACATTAATACGAAGTATGGTACAATGATGGTTGCTAAC